AACGGGTCTTGAAGCCAATCTTGGGCTGGAAGGTGTCCTGACCAACGGCACGAACCATTTGGAGAGGAACGTATGGGCAGTAGAACAGACCTGCGTCATAAGGTGAAGAACCCTTATAACCAGCAACGTAGTACTGTGAAGCAGCAGAGTTTGCAGAATAAGGATCGATGTATACGCGATACTTACCAGCAAGAACACCAGCGAAGGTGTTACCAGTGTCATCAACGTTCAGGTTAGCGTTGAGTGCAGGAGTGTAGTCAAGAACGCCTGCCATGGTCAGAGCGGAAGCAACGTCTGCAGAACACAGAATCATGTTGCCCTTTCCTCTACGAGTGCGCTGTGCAATTGCGTTAGCGTCACGCTCGATTTGGAAAATCAGACCCTTGAACTTCTCAACAGACCAACGACCGTTGGAGTCAACGTCGAGGTCGAAGGTTCCACCGTTAGCAACGTTTGCTTGTGCACCAGGCTCAGCAACGTTATAGATGGTACGGATAACTTCGCGGTTGATCTCAGCCAGAATCTCAGTGGAGAGGATGTTGGCGAGTTCAGCCTCAGCGTTCAATCCGTGGATTGCCTTGAGGTCTTGTGCCAGTTCCAGCGAGTATTCTGCCTTCAGAGCACGGCTCTTAGCGGTAACGGTGACTTTCTCGATCGAGAATGCCATCTCGTTGAATGCACCAGCGCCATCGCCAAGATCTTCAGCGTCGCCAGTTTGCATACCCTGACCTACGTTGTAGGTGCTTGGGTCGCCAGTCTGAGGAACAGTTCCGTCGAGGAGACCTGGGTTGCTGCCGACTTGTGCAGTAGTACCCAGACCAACAGCACCGTTGGTGTAACCACCGGTTCTATTGAATGAAGCAGACTGACCAGAGAATGCGGTATCTGCTTCGTTGAACAGTGCTTCTGCACCGCTTTGAGCAGTATACTTCGAACGCATTGCGAAGATGAGTCCAGTAGGACCACTCATTGGTTGAACGCCAGCGAGGTCATAAGCAACCAGGTTAGGCATTGCGCGGCGGATCAGGGAGATCAGAACGGGGTCGAAACCTGCAACGTTCTGGTTACCTGATGATGTGTAACCACCGTTACCAACAGCGTTGGTAGGTGACTCGGAAAGGAACTCACGCTCTTCGCGGAGAGTTGCTTCTTGGTTCTCAAGCAGGACAGCGGTGACAGCTCTACGATGGGAATCCTTGATAGGATCCATACCCTCATAATCGAGGACGGGTGCCCACTTCTCCTGCAGAGCTTCTGAATTGAAACCTTGCATTTGAATTAAACCTCTTAAAAAGTTAGTTTGAACGTTTATAATTTAGAAATCACTTTTTGGCAGCTCTTGAGAGAGTCTGCAGATAGGCTTGCATCATTGGGGAAACTTCTTCCGAAATTACCTCATTGGTAGAAACCTCTTCTGAAAGATTCTCAGAGGTGCTTGGAGTTCCGACATGCTCAGGGAAGTAAGAACTTCTCAGAGTTGTCAGTTTCTCACGATAGTCTGACTCACTTTCAAACTCAACATTTTCAGCGAGAGTAGCAAGTTTCTCTTTCTGAGAGTAAGCGAGACCCTCAGTTACCTCTGCAAAAATTACATCGGCACTTGATTCTGCTAATCTTCTGTTCAGAGCAACGTTTCTTTCGATTTGCTCGTTGAGTTTAGACTCCATTTCATCTAGTTTATCTACCATGCTCTCAAGTACATCATATTTCTCTTCAGGGATGGATACATAATGTTCTTCAAAAAGACCCTTCATTCCATCAAGGAATGATTCGGTGATTTCGCTCTTGAGACCTGCCTCAACTGCAAGTGCGTTCTCTTGGAACCACTCATCGGCAACGTACTCAAGATAAGCATCGACGCGCTCAGAGAGTTCATCTCTAATTGCGGCAACTTCTTCTACAAGTGCTTCCTGATAAGTCTCAGTCAGCGCTTCTTTGATTGACTCAACCTTAGAGGAAATTGCTGCCTCAAAGATTGTGCGTGCTTTTTCTTGAAACTCTTCGGAAAGCTCTTCGCCTTCAAAAAGTGCTTGAACATCTTCTTCGATGTCAAACCCTTCTTCTTCGACGAGTTCTTCTTCAGTTTCTTCCGCTTCGGCAACAACTTCATTAGCTGCTACTTCCTCTTCGGAAACAACCTCTTCTTCGGTTGCTTCTGCTTCGGAAACTACTTCCTGATCTTCATCAACTTCTACCTCTTCAGCAGGAGCAGCCTTTGCATTGACTACATCCTTAACTTGCTTCAGAGTTGCACCAGGTGTTCTGAGTGCATTAGATTCATCATCAGGTCTTGAATTTTCGGGAGTAGGACCGCCGAGATCTTCAACTGGAATTCCAGCCGAAGGCATTGACTCAGCAGGTGCAGCCCCTTTGGTTACTACGTTTTCCATTTCTTGTAAATTGCTACCAACGGACATTTG